GTGTAGTTCTCTGTGAAGTACGGTAGTGTCCACTCTGGCAACATTTGCGCCTCCACCGACCTATACAAAATAAAAGCATACAAAATACAAAATGCATATGCAAGATGGCCCGTTTACGGTCTGGGCCAGACCTTTAGCCAACCTACGCTGACTCGAGCCCCAGCACCTTGTACTGGAGCCGCTGGCGTGACTTGAGGAACACCAGCGGGAAGTCCTCCGGGTGCTCCTTACGGAACTCCCGGAACATCTCCTCGAAGAAAGCGAACTTCTTCTTGTTCCACACGTGGTTGAGCATGTGCGAGCTCAGCGCCGAAGCAAGGTCTGCCATCTTAGTGACCTTGAGGTGCGCCACGTGCTTCGTGAAGCGAGTTGGGTGATACGTCCACGCTCCTTCCTGGCGGGAGAGCGTGTTCGAGAAGAACTCACAGCCGTCGAACTGCTTGAGCACCTTGAAATCGGAAACGTCGAATCCCAAGTCCATGAGGGCGACACGGTATTTCTCCGTGTCGAAGCTCTGGGGCATGGTCTGCAAAACGTCATCTCCTCCCACGATGATCGCGAATTCGGGGCTCATGATCTGCTCAGCCGTGTAGCCTAGCCGAAGCATGGCCAACACGTGGACGGCCAATTGGCCGATGCTGTTGGCGGCAATGGTCATAAACCAGCCGCTCTTCATGATGCCTTCGTGTTGGGACTTCCACACCGACCCGTCGGTGCATCGGTACACGGCGTGTCTGGTGACCTCTAGGTAGCACCCCTGCACGTCAGCTAGGTACGCCTGGAACGAATCCTCGGACATACCCGCTGGTCGCACAGCGAGCCCCTGGGTGACCTGGCACGCAATGTCGAACAGGTAGGGGAAGTAGTTGTAGTCCCAGTTGGACTTGTCGCTCTCCACGACTTGGCGACCTTCGAAGATCTCAGCCAGGTGCGCAATGTCGCCCGCTCGCTGCGGGTTAAAAGCGTACTTGACCGGGGACTTCTTCCAGTCTTTGACCAGCGTGTTAGCGAAGGCTGCGAAGACGCAGTTGTTCTTGATCGTCTTGTGCAACGGCATCCCAGTGACGGGACGGGGCATTCCGTTGACGATCTTCGCCTCTTTGGTTGGCTCGGCTTTCGTAAAAGCCTTGAGCTCCACTTCAGTGTCATCCCACTCTCGCATGACTAGCTCTGCGAAACCTTCCTTGGTGTAGGCTTTGAGCACCTGCTCGATAGAGGTGTGACCTGCCGACTGGTACGGGTGTCCCGGGCTCTTCGCCGATTTGATCGCGCTCGAGTCGATTAC